TCTGCGTTGTGTTTGACAGCTTATAGTATTCAGTATCTAACAATTATTAAATGTTAAATACAAACATGGTCTTTTATGATAAAATGTAATTGAGGTGATGAAAATGCGTGCAGATGCATATAGGGATTGGTTACAGGGTAAGATCACAAAACGCCCAATTTCAGATAGTATAAGTCGATGTAGAAGAATTGAAGATGGTTTAAAGCTTGACTTGGATGAAGAGTATGAAAAAGATGGAGGTCAAAGTCTTATGAAATTATTAGAATACTCAGCAGATGATGAAAGGTTTAATAAACCAGCTCCACAGGGAATAGAATTTATACCTAATTCAAATATTAGAAATGGCATGTCATCATTACGTTCTGCAGTAAAAAAATACTTTGAATTTTGTCGATCAAGCAAATAAGTAAAATATTTACGTAAGCCATCTATTTACAATAGGTGCTTTTTTCATCCCCATTTTTAAGGAGAGTGATGTCTATGGGTATATTACAAGGAATTTTCAAAGCGTGTGACAAGCCTAAGGATAGCCTAAATGGTAGTCGCTACAGCTTCTTCTTTGGAGGAACGACTGCCGGAAAACCTGTCAATGAACATACAGCTATGCAGATAACAGCAGTGTATTCCTGTGTAAGGATATTATCTGAAACTGTGGCAGGACTTCCCCTTCATGTTTATAAATACAATGAAAGCGGGGGTAAAGAAAAATATTTAAAACATCCATTATATAAACTGCTTCATGATGAGCCAAACCCTGAGATGACTTCATTCAGTTTCCGTGAGACGCTGATGACTCATCTTTTATTATGGGGAAATGCTTATGCACAAATAATTAGAAATGCCCGAGGTGAGGTTATCGCTCTCTACCCTCTTATGTCTAATAAAATGACTGTCGACCGAGACAAAACTGGTCGGCTTTTTTATTTGTATCAAAGGAGCACTGAAGATGCACCTACACTTGGGAAAGACAGCATGGTATATCTCGACCCTTCTGACGTATTGCATATACCAGGCTTAGGTTTTGATGGATTGGTAGGCTATTCTCCCATTGCAATGGCAAAGAACGCAGTTGGTTTATCTATGGCAACAGAAGAATACGGGGCAAAGTTCTTTGCTAATGGTGCAACACCTGGTGGTGTATTGGAACACCCTGGAACAATAAAAGACCCACAGAAAATAAAAGAAAGTTGGAATGTAGCATATCAGGGTTCAGCAAATTCTCACAGGGTGGCTGTTCTTGAAGAAGGAATGAAATATCAACAAATAGGAGTCCCTCCCGAACAGGCGCAATTTCTGGAAACGCGGAAGTTTCAAATTAATGAAATTGCCCGTATTTTTAGAATACCACCACATATGTTAGCTGACTTGGAAAAATCATCTTTTTCAAATATTGAACAGCAATCACTGGAATTTGTGAAATATACACTTGACCCTTGGGTAGTTCGTTGGGAACAAAATATGTGCCGTTCTCTTCTCATGGCAAGTGAAAAACCCACTGTATTTATCAAATTTAATGTGGATGGTCTGCTTCGAGGAGATTATGTAAGCCGTATGAGTGGCTACGCAACCGCCAGACAAAATGGTTGGATGAGTGCGAATGACATCAGAGAACTTGAGAACCTTGACCGAATACCAGTAGAACTTGGGGGTGATCTCTACCTTATTAATGGAGCAATGACCAAATTACAGGACGCTGGTGCGTTCGCAAATACAACAAGATTGGAGGAAACCCAATGAAGAAATTTTGGAACTGGGTCAAGGATGAAAAATCCGATACTCGAACGCTCTACCTCGACGGCGTGATTGCCGAGGAATCATGGTTTGATGATGATGTCACCCCTAAGGCTTTCAAAGAAGATTTGTTTGCCGGTGAGGGTGACATTGTTATTTGGCTGAATTCACCGGGTGGTGATTGCATTGCAGCAAGCCAGATTTACACCATGCTTATGGACTACAAAGGCAAAGTTACCATCAAAATTGACGGCATCGCAGCATCTGCCGCCTCCGTAATCGCTATGGCAGGAACAACTGTGTTTATGGCACCTACTGCACTGATGATGGTGCATAACCCCTTGACCGTAGCAATCGGTGACAGCGAAGAAATGCAAAAAGCCATAGCCATGCTTTCAGAGGTAAAGGAAAGCATCATCAATGCCTATGAAATCAAGACCGGCTTATCAAGGACCAAGCTTTCTCATCTCATGGATGCGGAAACCTGGCTAAACGCTAATAAGGCAATTGAACTCGGCTTTGCAGATGAAATTTTGGAGGATGAGAAAAAGCACATTCAGCAAGATGACTTCACCTATGCTTTCAGCCGAAGAGCAGTCACAAATTCGTTACTTGATAAAGTATGTCCCAAGAAAACACCTGCCCAAAAAAGTACACCCGCTGATTCACTGGAAAAGCGGCTCAACAACATCATTCATTAATAGGAGGAAAAGATTATGAACAAGATTTTAGAACTGCGCGAGAAACGCGCCAAAGCATGGGACGCTACCAAAGCGTTCTTAGATACCAAGCGTGGCACAGATGGTTTAATTTCTGCTGAGGATGAGGCAACTTACAACAAAATGGAAGCCGATGTAATTGCTCTTGGTAAGGAAATAGACCGTTTGGAAAAACAAGCTATATTGGATGCGGAACTTAACGCTCCTATGGCTAATCCATTGACAGGCAAGCCAGCCAATCCCAAACTGGAAGGCAAAACCGGCAGAGCAACCGACGAATACAGGAAAGCATTCTGGAATGCTATGCGTACACGCGCCGGGGAGGGTCTTGATCCCACCGTAAAAAATGCTCTTAAAATCGGCACGGATTCGGAAGGTGGATATTTAGTTCCTGACGAATTCGAGAGAACTCTTGTAGAGGCTTTGGAGGATGAGAACATCTTCCGTAGACTGGCTAAAGTTATCACCACCGCTTCCGGCGATAGAAAAATTCCGGTGGTCGCATCCAAGGGCACAGCCTCATGGATTGATGAGGAAGGCACAATTCCAGAAAGTGACGATAGCTTCGGTCAAGTATCTATTGGAGCCTATAAGCTGGGTACGATGATTAAGGTTTCTGAGGAACTTCTAAACGATAGTGTATTCCAACTTGAACCTTATATTTCAAGGGAATTTGCAAGACGTATCGGTAACAAGGAAGAGGAGGCTTTCTTTATTGGCGATGGCTCTGGTAAACCGAACGGTATCCTGGCAGCAACAGGAGGAGCGCAACTCGGTGTAACTACTGCGGGTGCAACAGCTATCACTCTCGATGAAGTGCTTGACCTGTTTTATTCATTAAAAGCACCTTATCGTAACAAGTCTGTATTCATAATGAACGACTCAACAGTAAAGGCAATTCGTAAGCTGAAAGACGGTCAAGGTCAGTACCTATGGCAGCCATCTATCCAGGCTGGAACTCCGGATACTATTCTTAACCGTCCGCTTTTTACATCTTCCTATGTGCCTGCTATTGCAGCCGGAGCGAAGACGATAGCATTCGGTGATTTCAGTTATTACTGGGTAGCCGACCGTCAAGGTAGAGTATTTAAAAGACTAAATGAACTCTTTGCAGTTACTGGCCAGGTAGGCTTTGTAGCTACTCAGCGTGTAGACGGCAAACTCATTCTGCCGGAGGCTATCAAGGTACTCCAGCAGAAGGCTTAACGGAGGTGCGGTATGAGCTACAACACTAAGAACTATACCGAACAAGGTGGCGGTAAAACCGTCATTGGCGGTATTTTGGAAATTAAGGAGGGCGCTACAGTAACGGGTATCACCGCTACTGCAGCGCCTGCTTCTGAGGCATCGCTTGGCGGTATCAAAGCGTCTGCAAAAGGTGTCGGCGAAACAGTAGAAGCTAAAATCGGAGAAGATGCAAAGCTTTACGTACCTTCTTACCCGATAGTGCCGGAAATACCCGTAGCCGAAAACCAGCCTGCAAGTACAGCCGAGGATCATGCAGATTTACTTGACGATTTCAACTCGCTACTTGCGAAACTGAAGGCCGTAGGATTAATGGCTGCTGATGCTTAATGATCAGGAAAGGGCGGTGGCGGTATGACACTACTTGAAAAGGTCAAGAAAAATCTCATCCTTCAGCATGACAATGACGACGAACTGCTGCAAATATACATTGCCGCCTCCGTCAGTTATGCAGAAAGCTATCAACACCTTCCTGAGAACTTTTATATAGATAACCAGATGACTCCTACTACTGAGCAGGCCGTTATTATGCTGTCGTCCCACTTTTATGAGAGCCGGGACGGCAGTACGGGCGGTTTTTTCTCGGATAATGTGCAAGCCGGTCAGCAGGTCTGGAACACGGTCAATCTTCTTATGAGGCTGGACCGGGACTGGAAGGTGTGACTATGAGCTATGGAAAAATGAATACCTTTATAGACATCATCCAGAAAGCTACTGTAAAAGACAGTGAAGGATTTTCGATAGAAACCGACAATACAGTTGTTTCCATCAGAGCATATCGAGAAGGTCGGCACGGCAATGAGAAATGGGCAAACAGAGCGGCATTTTCAGAAGCCACCGACCTTTTCCGCTTTCGCAGTATCCCAGGTGTAACCATAACCACTTCGATGGTTGTGGTAAACGGCGAGGGCCGGTTTGAGATTACCTCTGTAGAGGATGTCAAGGGCCGCGGTATGTATATTGAAGTGCTGGCTAAGGAGGTGAAACCCGGTGGCTAAGGCAACTATGAGAATGCCGGATGAGTTTCTTCTAAAAGTATCTCGGCTTGGTGAAAAGACGGATGAAATTCTCCCTCGTGTTCTGAAAGCAGGCGGCGATGTTGTGGAGGAAAAAGTTAAAAGCAACCTCAAACGAGTCATTGGCAATGCTACAAAGGAAGAAAGCCGCTCAACCGGCGAACTGGTTTCAGCGCTCGGTGTCTCCTCCGCAAAACAGGATAGGGACGGCAACTTCAATGTCAAGGTGGGTTTCTCTGAACCACGGCCGGATGGGAAAAGCAACGCCATGATTGCAGGTGTACTTGAATACGGGAAAAGCGGGCAACCACCAAAACCATTTCTAAAACCCGCGAAATCAGCGAGTAAAAATGCCTGTATTAATGCTATGATTTCGGCATTGGAAAAGGAGGTCGAAAAAATATGAGCCTCCTAAGTGAACTGAATGCCCTCATCTCACCCCTCGTTCCTTCGGAGACTGGCGTGTTTTCTGAGCCTGCGCCAGATCGTTACGCTGTGATCACACCGATGGTTGATACGTTCGAGCTATATACCGACGATAAACCCCGGCATGAAATCCAGGAGGCACGGATATCCCTATTTGACAAGGAGAGCTATACGGCTCTAAAAAACAAAATTGTCCGTGCTCTGCTGGGTGCGGATTTTACTATAACAGACCGTCGGTATATCGGACATGAGGATGACACCGGCTATCACCACTATGCCATTGATGTGGCAAAACTATATGAATATCAATTAGAAACGGAGGAATAAATTATGGCTACTATCGGTCTCGATAAACTCTATTATGCTACAATCACCGAAAGCGCTGCAGGTGATGAAACCTACGGCACTCCCATTCCGCTGGCAAAAGCGATCAGTGCCGAGCTGTCGGTTGAACTTGCCGAAGCAACTCTTTATGCGGACGATGGCGCAGCTGAAGTAATAAAGGAATTCCAAAGCGGGACTCTTGCGCTTGGGGTAGATGATATTGGCGCGGCTGCTGCTGGCGATTTGACTGGCGCGACCATTGATGACAACAAAGTCTTGATTTCAGCAAGCGAGGATGGCGGCGCTCCTGTCGCTGTCGGGTTCAGGGCAAAGAAACCAAACGGAAAGTATCGTTATTTTTGGCTATACCGTGTAAAGTTTGGTATCCCCGCCACCAATCTTGCCACAAAGGGCGACAGCATCACTTTCTCAACCCCAACTATTGAAGGAACTGTGATGAGAAGAAACAAGCTGGACGGCCAGGGCAAGCACCCATGGAAGGCGGAAGTCAATGACGGCGACACAGGTGTTTTAAGTTCAACCATAACCGGGTGGTTTACTGAAGTGTATGAACCAACTTTCACAGTAACACCGTAAGGAGGGTCTGATATATGGATAACGAACGAAGCGCGAAAATAGGCATCGGCGGCGTGGAATATGAACTGATTTTGACCACTCGTGCCACCAAGGAAATCGCTCGCAGATACGGAGGCTTGGAAAATTTAGGTGAGAAGCTATTAAAAGCCGAGAATTTCGAGCTCGCGCTGGATGAGATCATCTGGCTGATTACGCTCCTCGCAAACCAGTCAATCCTCATCCACAACCTCAAGCACAGGGATAAGCCGAAAGAACTCATCACCGAGGAGGAAGTGGAACTTCTAACCTCTCCTTTGGAACTTGCAGCCTATAAGACGGCAATCACCGAGGCGATGTTCAAAGGAACTGCCCGGGATATTACTTCGGAAGAAGATCCAAAAAACGTGCAAGCCGAGTAAACGAGAATGAACTCTTTACTCGGCTTTTGTATTACGGAACGGTCCATCTCCACAGGACGGAGGAAGAAACATGGCTTACTCCCCTTGGACTCCTCATGGACTTATGGGAATGCCACAGGCAGTTTCTTGGTCTTTCCAAGCCAAAGCAGGAAATGTCCATCGATGACATTATTCCCTTTGGAATTTAAGTTTTTAGAAAGGAGGCGTTATAAATGGCTGACAACTTTGGACTGAAAATAGGCATCGAAGGCGAAAAAGAATTCAAGGATGCTCTTCGCGACATCAACCAGTCCTTTAAGGTGCTCGGGAGTGAAATGAAACTTGTCTCCTCGGAATTTGATAAGAACGATAAAAGCATACAGGCGGTTACCGCCCGCAATGAAGTTCTATATAAGGCGATCGATGCACAAAGGGAGAAAATCTCCACCCTCGAATCGGCTCTAAAAAATGCCTCCGAAAGCTTTGGCGAAAACGACCGCAGGACTCAAAACTGGGCAATTCAGCTTAACAATGCCAAGGCTGAACTAAACGGTATGGAGAGAGAGCTTGAGGAAGCGACAGGTGATGCTGATAAGCTTGGTGAAGGGCTGACGGAAACAGGAAAAAGCGCTGATGATGTCGGCGGTAGATTTGAGAAACTTGGTGGCACCCTAAAAGGTGTAGGCATTGCTATGGGTGCAGTAGCTGTTGCTGCCGGTGCCGCCGCAATTAAGCTGGGGAAAGAGGTCGTACAGCAATTCGGTGAGCTGGAGCAAAACCTGGGCGGTAGTGAAGCGGTGTTTGGAAAGTATGCTGACTCTATCCAGAAGACGGGTGAGGAAGCCTATAAAAACATGGGTGTTTCACAAAGCCAGTATCTCGCTACAGCGAACAAGATGGGCGCTCTCTTTCAAGGCTCCGGCATCGAACAGCAGAAGAGTCTTGACCTGACCGAAAAAGCCATGCAAAGGGCTGCTGACATGGCCTCCGTCATGGGTATCGATATGCAGATGGCCCTTGACTCGGTGGCCGGTGCCGCCAAGGGTAATTTCACGATGATGGATAACCTCGGTGTCGCAATGAATGCCACCAACATCGAAGCATATGCTCTCGCCAAGGGACTTGACTTTACATGGAAGACTGCAACCCAAGCTGAAAAAGCTGAAGTGGCCATGCAGATGTTCTTCGAAAATACGGAGCAGTATGCAGGGAATTTTGCGAGAGAATCCACTCAGACGGTGACAGGCTCCATTGGCCTCTTTCAGGCCGCCCTTGGCTCGTTCACGGCCGGACTTGGAAATGCAAATGCGGATATGACGAATCTTACGCAGAACCTTGTGGATGCTTTTCAATCGGTGGTTGAAAACATAGTGCCGGTCTTGGAGAATATCGTGAATGCTCTTCCTACAGCAACAGGTGCGATTCTTTCTGCAATTGGCGACCTCCTACCGATGCTTCTGGAAACAGTAACGGTGTTATTCTCCCAGGTGCTCGGAGCGATACTAAACCTTTTGCCGGAACTGATCCCTACTGCAGTGAGTGCGGTGATGACGATTGTCGGAGCTATCATAGACAACCTCCCGCTTCTAATTGATGCGGCGGTTCAACTTGTGACCGCGCTTGCATCCGGCATCGGCTCGGCATTGCCGGAACTGATTCCGGCTGCGATAAGCGCTGTGACTACTGTAGTCCAGGGACTTATTGACAATCTGCCCATGCTGCTTGATGCTTCCCTGCAACTTATACTCGGTTTGGCTCAGGGCCTGTTGGATGCGCTTCCGCAGCTTATATCCTCACTGCCTGTCATCATCACAGCTATTGTAGACTTTATAATCGGAGCGATACCGCAAATCATCGATGCCGGTGTCCGTCTATTTATTGCACTGGTACAGAACCTGCCTACCATCATTGTTGAAATTGTAAAGGCTGTTCCCCAGATCGTTGCAGCTCTGGTTGGTGGTTTCATGGGTTCAATCGGCCAAATCATACAGGTGGGTACGAATCTCATACAAGGTTTGTGGCAAGGCATCTCTGATGCAGGCTCATGGCTTTGGGAAAAAATCAGCGGATTCTTTGGGGGTGTGGTGAACAAAATCAAGGACTTCTTCGGAATCCACTCCCCCTCAACACTATTCGCAGGACTTGGTGCAAATATGGCCCAAGGCTTGGGAGACGGTTTTGGTGGTGAAATGGGCGATGTCAGCGAGGATATGCTGTCTGCTACTAAAACTGCGGGTGATGCCACGGGGCTGGCAGCGATAGATGCGGTCAAAGAAGGTATTCTAAGCCACATATCGCTTTTGACAGAGCCTATTATGCTTCTTGTTGCGCGTATTGGTGAAATCATAACCGAAAACAGTGCCTCCATTGGCATCTCCGGTGCGAACATTGCGAGCTTCCTTTCCGTAGGACTTGAAGATGCACAGGAGAGCACGGTTTTAGAGAAAATAAGAGTTTTAATCCAAAAGATAAAAGAAATCTTTGACGGTTTCCGGCAAGGATTTGTAAGCATCGGGCAGATGATAATGGAGGGTATCGGAGCAGGCATAACAAGCCGCAGCAAATGGCTCAACAATCTGGTCAGCAGCTACATCGCGGAAATAAAACGGCGTGTGGAAGCAATGCTTCAAATCAACTCCCCTTCGCAGGTCTTTGCGGAAATCGGAGGATACATGGCCGAGGGCATGGGCGTAGGATTTGCAAAAGCCATGTCCGGTGTGAAAACCCAGATTGAACGGAGCATACCCATGCAGCTTGATATAAAGGACTGCTCAAGTTCAACAGCAGACATGGTAAACGGGCTGGTCGGCGGACTGTCTTCGGCGCTTGGTGGCGGACTCTCCCAACAGAAAATTACACTACAGGTCAACCTTGACGGAAAGACCATCGCCCAGACCATATTTGACCCGCTTAAGGATGTCTCAAAGCAAAGGGGTGTTTCAATTGGATAAAATACGCATTTCAAATATGGAACGCACTGATACAGTTGTGATGCCACGCGTAAAAACCATCACAGTGGGTGCCAAAGAAGAGTCCAGGCGCGCGGTAATGGTATCCGGCAAGGTTGTCAAGGATGTGCTCGGACACCGAACCACGATAGCTGCTTCATGGGACTGGATTCCGGCGGATGCAGTAGCGGCTCTTTCTTCACTGCTTAGAAAGAACAGCTTCCTTTGGGTGGAATACCCTTCGCCGGAAGGCTTAGCTGCAGGTAGCTTTGAGGTCTCTTATCCGAGCATGAGTGTGTTTTCCTACAAAAATGGCGAAGCGGTCTGGCATGATGTGAAACTGGATATGACTGCCCAGGAGGTGACCTGATGCTTACAATGGCTCCTGCATATAATCCGTACGCTGATGTACGCCTCTGTGATATCCTCGTATCTTTCCGAATGGTTGACGTAGACGCGGCAGCATTGGCTCTGCCTTTTAGCAGTGGTGAATGCCAGTTATCCCAAATTTGGCAGACTCATGACCTTGTTGAATATCAAAGCTTGAAGTTGGCATCTCTTGAGCGGGACTACTTTAAGCTTGACGGCACATTCATCCTGCCGAAGGAAGATTTGACCGGCCTACAGACCGGCTGGTGGAGCGATGCAATTTCCGGTGAGGATAAAAGCTTTGATGCTCGTCCATCCCTTGGCTTTTCATGGAATGAGAACCAGACTAGCGTAGGCTTTACCCTATGTTTCGACGATGCATCCGGGATGTATGCGAGTCTCTTTCGTGTCAGCGCATATGACCTTGAAGGCAACTTGATCCAAGAAAAGCTTGTAGAAAATAGCTCCGCCAGATGCATTGTGGATATGCCGACAGAAAATTACCGCTATGTGGTTATTGAGTTTTTAGAAACGAGTGAAGCTTGGCGCCGCATTCGCATTACGGAGGTGTTGTTTGGCATCGTCCAATATTTCGATCGTGAAAACACAGTCTCTGCTTCAATAGAATACGGGTTTTCCCCCATGTCGGAAAGTCTGCCGGCCTCTGAACTTACATTGGTTTTGGATAACAGCGATGCAGTATGGAACATGGTAAACCCGCGTGGGGTTTATGCTTATCTGCAGCAGTCACAGCCCCTTGATGTATGGTTTTACGTGGGAACCCCAGACGAGTCTTTTAACTGGAATAAGGAAGAGACCGCTGTCTATATGGGGCGTTATTATTTCACAACAGCCGTAGCCGAGGACGACTCCATGACCGCAAAGATAACAGCCCACGATAACATCTACCGTCTTGAAGGAAAGAAATACAGAAACGGGACATCCGGACAGTGGACAATTTTTCAGGCTATTTCCGCAGTGATTGAATACAGCGGAACGAACCTTGCCTTTGAAATGCCGGAGGAAATCGGTAGTCGTCTTGTGGGCAAGAATCTACCAAAAGACTGCACTTGCAGGGAGGCAATCCGGCTTTTAACCCAGGCGGCATGCTCTGCCTGCTATGTGAATCGGGAAGGCATGCTAATATTCTTTGACCCGCTCATAGACCGCACACCTGTTGACACAATCAATTATGACAATATGTCAGCCATGCCTAAAATCGCAGTGGCTGGCAAGGTGAACCTTGTGGAGCTGTCTGTTAAAGACGAATATACAGCAGGCGGGGTTGAAACTATTTATGTGGCTTCAGATATAGGCATTGATGAGCAGGAACAAGCTGCCGCCATTTCAAACCCCGTTGCCGTCTCGGGAGAAACCGTCGCTGCCTGGCTTCTTGAGATGCTTCAAAGGAGACTCACCTATAATGTGAGCGAACGGGGAAATCCTGCAAGAGAGATCACGGATGTGGCAGTTATTTGGGATGCCTACGGCGAGAACAGACCGGCAGTGATATCAAGGCAGCGGTTTAATTTTGACGGCGGGCTTAAATGTGAAACGGAAGCCTGGGGAGGAGGATTTTAATGGAGTCTTTGCAATATAAAAGGGACAGTGCTGTCCCACTGAATTATGAGGATCTAAATCGGATTGAGGACTGGACACGATTCCTTGCAGGATTGCTTGCCGAAAATGGTTATGAAATATTCATCAAAACCGGAGTATGGTCGATGGAATCTATCCCGTACCAAAGGGAAATCGACCGCATACGAAGGAACATTGAGCGCCTGCATCGAGGTTATAGCAGTCTCCCCGACTGGAGGGAGGTCACATATACAAACAGTTTGGATTTTGTCCAGGTAAATACCCTTGAGTGGGATCTTAAGACGATTTTTACCTGGCTGTCCCGTATGGTGGCGGTGTTTTGCCGCCTTGGTGAATTTCATGTAAGCGAGGGGGTGATGGCATGATTGAAGTTAAGGACAGAATCCCATCAAAGCCAAACCGGATCAAGATTATTCCGGAAGGTGGCGGCGCTGCCTATTTTGCTGTGTGGGAGCGGGCAGACCAGCCCATCCAGGAAGGTACACCCATTAATAAATATCTATTTGACAGCATCGATGAATGGAATCTTTCTCATACAAGCCTTGACGATATCGAAATCGATGCCCAACGGGTGACGCTTGATGTAGGTTGGACCACGATAAACTTTACAAGGCCGCTATCCGGCATCCCGCGGGTCTTTGTGTCCCCGTCGGAAGCTTTTATTATTTCAGTAACGAATGTAACTCAGACGACCTGTCAGATTGCCGCCCGCCAGCCTGTGACAGCTAGCGCATATGCCGCAGCAAGCAGCGGCGGAGCAGTTACAACAAAAATAACATACATGACGAGTTTTGACTTTGTGGCGGCTGAGGTGGATGTCGTTGCAGTTTATGATGGAGGTGTTAGCGTATGATTCCGCTTTTGCAATCAGATTACTATAAATACAGCCAGATGTTTCGGGGTAATTTCTTAAAAGGGGCGACTTTGTTCAAGTCACTCCTTGGCAACCCGGAAACGGCAGAGCCGCTTATAAATTCCGGACCTGCCATGGCATCCGTGTTCACCGACTTTTCCAAAAGCGAAGCCAACCGGCAATGCTTTAATGTCCTGGCAGAGAAGCCCTTTTATGAAGAAGCGATGATGACTTACTTAAAAGACATGGCCGCCACCTCGCATGAAACCAGCGCCGATCTGTTAACTGACACCGGAAACATGATTGGACTTTTTCGTGACCCCCAGTTCGATCCGTTGTTCCAGGAGAAACCTGACCTGATAAAAAAGGCTTTACTTAAAAGAAATATTTATGAAGCGCTCAGTGTTGATGACAACTGTGATGTGGCACTTTCAATTGATAAGCTTCGCTCATATTCTTCACTGATTAATGGGGCCTTCACAAATATATATACTTCCTTTAGCGCCTATTGGAGTACACTGAACGGCACCGACACACCATTCAGCTCCACAGAAAAGTTTAACGGTAATACCCTGCAGTATGACTGGTCGGTGATATGCGAGGAAACGGCGGAGGTTTTCATGCCAGCCACATTAAAAACCCGGGTTGGGACATCGTCCACCTATTACTATTATCCCTGCGTGTATAAGTATAGCATACTGTCAAAAACATGGACCCTCCTTACCGTCTGCTCCACAGATTCCAAACAGACCGCAAACGACAACTACGGAAGGCAGTGCTATGGTATAGCCTATGATCCTGACAAGGATATGCTGTACATCTTTTACAAGGCAACCGCATCCACGACTTATATAACCTGTGACATCATGAAGGGTTCGACGGGTGAACCGCTACAGATAGGCATCCAGACTGCAAGCATCGGAAACGCCAGCCTGCACAGACCGTTCTTTTGCTGCTTTGACCGTGAAAGCGGTCTTGCCAAGTACGTTTGGCGTATTGACAATATGTACACAACTGCGGCTAACGGGTGGCTGTACGGTTGCTCAGTCGGCCAAATCGGGCTAGTGTGGGAAGGTAAAGTAGCCCATCCCTATTCGGAATATGCAAGGGCATATTCTGGATATACCAGTGAAATGAGCGGCAGCAAGTTTAGTTTTACAAAAGGTGCGTTAGTTGGGGTTTATCAAAAGGGTGAAAGCACCACTACCTATCCGGCTGTCATGGTGTCTATCTATTCATCGGGGGATAGGTTCATATCAAGCTATCTTGAGTTTTCAGCGAAAACCCCACATAGCACCCTTAACAGCCCTGATCAAGCAGTGGTCATGGAAAATGGGATGGTTCTACTTTCATGGAACAACATCGATTGGGGCGATGATGGTGGAAGCGCAAGAGCAGCTGCAGTTATATTAGAAATCTCCGAAGGAGCTCTTATGCGTCATGCCTCGCTCTTTCGTACAACAAGCTATGCATACAACGCGTATTCGTTTCTTCCCTTTAACAAGATCGCTATTGTAAATAATCAGTATCCGACTGTATGCACTGTTTTTGGGCTTAACGGCTTAGGTGGAATAATCAAGCGAGATTACAACGAGACCTTTACTGCATTCTATTCTCAACTCGCACCTGCCAGAGGGTCAAGAAGATATAAGCTTCATACTCCCAACAGTAGCACCTGGACTTTGTATGATTTTGAAACGGAGGTAACCTCATGAAACTAAATGGGATTTTCTGTACCAACTATGCCGCCGGAGAGCGGTTCTGCGCTGTTTTGCACAGCACCACATTGGATGAGATTAAAAAAATTGATCCGAAAGCTCTGGTTGTGCAGACCGATACCGGGGAGGTTGTTGAAACTTATACGCTTTATGGGAAGCTGTTCTCATATCGTAGCTTTCCCGAAAGTGGTGTCTTTGAAGTGGAGTTTATGCAAGTACCTCAAGCGGAAATAACTGCGGAGCGGTTGCTTTCGTTTATGGAAGGTCTGAAGGAGGGGTTTGAAAATGAATGACAGAGATTTGGGACTACTGTTCGGAAAGTCTGTGAAAGTAGCGGGTGACATATCGTCACTCGTTTTTGTTTTCCTTGCACAAAGCGAGCAACTTGATGATGTAACGGTTACGGAGCATGCTACTCTATTCCCGGTCTGGGATGAAAATTGGACAGGGAAAGCAAAAAGTATTGTAAGTGATGAAGGAGTTCTATACCGTTCCATCCACGATGTGAGTAGCGGCCAAAATACCAAGCCAAGTGCAACACCGTCAATGTGGACTAAAATCGGCGATCCTGCCGATGAATGGCCGACATGGTTTCCGCCTATCGGCGCGCACGATGCTTATGGTATTGGAGACAAGGTATCGCACAACAACAAGCACTGGACATCAAATGTGTCCGATAATGTCTGGGAGCCGGGCGTTTACGGCTGGACACAAGCAATTTAATAACTCGGAGGTGAAAGAATATGAAAAGTTTATGGATTTGGATTCAAACAGGATTTGCTGGGCTGGGCGGATTGCTCGGTTGGTATTTAGGGGGTCTTGATGGATTTCTTTACGCACTGATAGCTTTTATAGCGGTTGACTACCTCACGGGAGTTCTCCGTGCTGTTGTTGAGAAACGTTTGTCCAGTCGGATTGGTGCACAAGGAATAGCGAAAAAAGTGGCAATATTACTTGTTGTCGGTATAGGCCACCTTGCGGATGTTTATCTACTTGGTGTGACAGGTGCGCCGTTTCGCACAGCGGTCATATTCTTCTATATTTCCAATGAGGGTATTTCCCTTCTTGAAAATACAGTAGCAATTGGACTACCTGTACCGGACAACTTAAAAACGATTCTCGCACAGCTTAATGGAAAGGGTGAGTAATATGAAGTTGCACAAGCTAATACTTACAAACAATGCCTGCTACAAGGCAGGCCGGACTATTAAACCAAGGGGCATCATGGTGCATTCTACCGGGGCGAACAACCCCTATCTGAAACGCTATGTTGGGCCTGATGATGGTTTACTAGGAAAGAATCAAGCGGGTAACCATTGGAATCAAGATAAGCCGGATGGGCGGCAGGTCTGTGTCCATGCCTTTATTGGCAAACTGGCGGATGGCAGTATCGCAACCTATCAGACTCTGCCCTGGAACCACCGAGGCTGGCATGCCGGAGGTTCTGCTAACGATACACACATCGGTTTTGAAATCTGCGAGGATGGTCTGACCGATACCGCATATTTTTCTGCCGTATACAAAGAAGCCGTGGAACTTTGCGTCTATCTTTGCAAACAGTATGGGCTGACAGATAAAGATATAATCGGGCATTATGAGGGGTATCAGAAAGGTATCGCTTCAAATCATGGCGATCCTAAAAATTGGTTCCCAAAGCACGGCAAGAGCATGGATACTTTTCGTGCTGATGTAAAAGCCGGGCTTGCGGCAGCAGAAGCGCCCACTCCCGTCACACCTACAGCACCGAAAAAATACTACCGTGTGCAGGTAGGTGCATACTCCGTTAAGGCAAACGCAGATGCCATGCTTATCAAGCTTAAAGCTGCTGGCTTTAAGGATGCCTTCATCAAGTACAGCGAGTAAAGTTACACTGTATCAACTAACAGCAATAATCATACATCCATATAGCAATGCCCTTGGAGGTCAAAAAAACTTCCGAGGGCATTATTTTTTTCTAAAAAACCGTCAGATTTCCTTTCCGCCCGTGGCTACCAGGTAGAGGGCAACAAATAAATCGCCCTTTAAGAAAGAGGTGAAGGACATGAAACACAGCTTAAAAATCAGTGTTTCAAAAGAGCCACAGACAGGCGGAATCGTTACTTGCCGTAATGTCACCGTAAGGGAGCGCATCCTACGTTTCCTCCTTGGAGATAAACAGCGTGTAACCATTCTGATTCCAGGAGACAGTGTTGAGGAACTCTCCATCTGTGAGACTACGAAAGGAGGAAATGACCTTGAGCAAAGTAAAGTTACTGCTTGATGTGGCAAATGATATGCGAAGTCTTGCAGACAGCATACAGGCGGTTTGTAATGCAATGACAGAAAGTGATTCTGCTCCCAAAGAAGTGCCTGCCACAAAGACAGAAACAGCAAAAGAGCCGGATATCCCACTTGAGAAAGTGCGTATGGTACTTGCCGAAAAGAGCCAGCTTGGATTTACCGCCGAAGTGCGAGGAATCATTCAAAAGTATGGTGCCGACAAGTTAAGTGCCGTTGACAAGGCTTACTATGCCGACATCTTGAAAGATGCGGAGGTTCTTGGCAATGGGTAATCACGCAATATTATCTGCATCATCTTCACACAGATGGCTTCATTGTTTACCGTCAGCAAGGCTTGAACTTGAGTTTGAGAATACAAGCGGTAAAGCAGCAGACGAAGGATCAGCGGCACATGCGCTTTCAGAACACAAACTGAAAAAGGCACTCCATATAAGGAGTAAGCGTCCTATATCAGACTATACGACAGATGAGATG